GCATGGTAGCCCCGTCCACGACATCGAGCACAACGGCATCACCTACGTGGTGCAGGTGCTTGACCCCGGCAAGCCCGCCCGCTTGCATGGCCACCCCGACAGCCGCGAGCCAGAGGAGCCGGTTGAGTGGTGCGTCATCGCCGGAGAGGATGATGAGGGTGTGGCGCTGGCTACCCTGACCCTCGATGCCGAAGAGACCGAAGCCATCCATGCACTGATTACTGAGGAGGTGAGATCGTGACCCTATCTGAACTGCGGGACGCCCTGAATGCGTACCCCGCCGCGCATCCCTGCCCCAAGATCGAGGACTACGACTGCGACGACTACGACCCCGGCATGCTCGCCTTCATCTGCGCGGCCGGCGAAACCGGGACCGTCGGGGAGTGGCTGGCCCATGTTGGAGAGGTGTACGGCTCTGATGTGGAGTGGACCAAAGGCGGCGCCTTCCACATGAACGGAGATACTGAGGTGACCTACACGTTCAGCCGCCACGAGATGGGCGACCCGCTGGGGCCAACCTTTCTCCGCGTGCTGTTGGGCCCGGTGCCGGTGGTGCTGCCGGATGGGTGCACCGAGAGCAGCGCGGGGCGCCAGTTTGTGACGGACGCTGGCGAGGGTTTGCATCTGGTGTTCACCCGGTTGGTCGAGGGTCGTACCGAGTTGGAGATCTCCGCCGACTTCACCCGTCGCATCGAAACCGTGACCATCCACGACAAGACCTTTGACTGGCTCCGCACCGGGGAGGTGCTGCCATGACCCTAAGCAAGACCGAGCACGCCATCATGACGCGCCTCGCGCAAGGTCCCGCGACCTACGAAGAGCTCGGAGCGGCTGCGGGCATCAGCAGCGACGGGGCCCGCAAGACCTGTACCCGGGGGCTCCTGCGCGTGCGGCCGGTGGTGGTCACCTACGCACCGGAGACAGGGCCCAACGGGCGCGATGTGCTGCGCATCACCGAGGCGGGGCGTGAAGCGTTGCCGGGTGCAGTCGTCACGGAGCGCCGGGAGCACCCCAACAGGGTCACGGTGGCGCACCTAAAGCGCTGCCGGGGCATGTCCGCACTGGACGCGGCCGCCTATCTCGGCGTGTCTCACACCTCGGTTCGTAAGGCGCGGCGCCGGTTCGGGGGTGTGGCGTGACCATTCGCAACGCCGACGCACTGCCAGCCAGCCACTCCAGCCGCGACCTGGTGCAGCTCACGGAAGCCTTTGAGGCGTGGGTAGAGCACGGCACCCAAGAGAAGGCGGCTGCGGCCCTCGGGGTACTCCGTACCACGCTGGCGTCTCGCATCTTCCGCTATCGCAAGGTCACCGGCTGCAAAGAGACTCCGACTGCCAAGCGGGACGCCCTACGTAAGCAGCGCGCCGACGATGCGTGGGCAGCTTGGGAGGAGCATGGCAGCATCTCCGCTGCGGCCCGATCCGTTGGGTTGACCTACTCGGGGTTTCGGTCGCGGCTGGAGGACTACTGGAACGCCCACGACATGCGCCACGGCATCGCGCCCAAGAGCCTGCACGACTGGGAGGAGCGTCAAGACGCTGCAGCCTGGAAGGCGTGGCAGGACCACGGCACCCACAAGGCCGCTGCAGTAGCGCTCGGGGTCTCGACAGACTCCGTGTCCCGGCGATGTAAGGGGCACCGCTACACCACGGGGATGCCTGCTCACGCCACGCCGCACACCCACACCGTCAAAGGGCTGCCGCGATGGGTGCGTCCATGAGCGCGGAGCACAAGAATGCCGCCCTCTTCGTTCAGTCTTGGCACGCTTGGGCGGACTACGGCAGCTTTGCCCTTGCCGCTCAGGCGCTTGAGCTGCCCCACACCACGGTGTTGACCCGAGCGCAGGCATACCGGCGCATGATGGGGCTGCCGTCGACGGCGCGGCCTTGGGATCTGACCGGGCGAGCTCCCGACACCGACCTGGACTGGCTGCTGGCCTCCCTGGAAGCGGCCGAAGCTGCTGGGGACAGCCACATCGCCGACGCGACACGTAGCCGCATCCGCTACTTGGAGCGGCGCCGCTTTGGTGTGGGGTTGCAGCCCTTGTCCGTGCGGGTGCAGCGAGCTTTGAAGCGGCAAGAGAGACAGAGCCGGTAGATTACACGCCCCTACAATTCACCATGTAAGCCCCATGCAATAGCAATAAGGGGCTAACCTTACATATGGCGGATTTACGGGCAACGCAGCGGGCAGCGGCCAAGGCGATGGGGGAGCTCAACAGCGACCGCGCCTTGGCTTTAGAGGCGTCTCGACGCCTGCGGGAAGGGGAAGCCACACCGCGAGACCAGGCCAACGCCATGGCGATGCAGGTGGTGATGTCCTACCAGATGGATGACCGGATGGTGCTCCTCTCTCAGGCGGTGGCGGCTGTTGAGGCGGCGCGGGTGGAGTTCGCCCTGCCCTGGTATCGGCGCGCAGGCTTCGTGCCGGGTGTGGTGGTGGGGTTGGTTGTGGCGGCTGGGGTTGCTGGTGTGCTTATTTTGTAGACAGGTGGGCGGTGAGCGTTTACGGTGTAGTCACACACTACGGAGCGTTGATGCTGACCCCGATTTGGTCCACCTTTAGCGGCATTGGCGGCCTTGAACTCGGCTTAGAGATGGCAGGGCTGGGCCCGGTTGTCCTTCAGTGCGAGCAGGACGAATGGTGTCGCGCCTTGCTTGCGGAACGCTGGCCGGGTGTGGCGCAGTATGACGACATCAGAACCTTGGAGGCTCATCATGGCCCGTCCCCCCTCATCCTCTGCGGGGGATTCCCCTGCCAAGATCTCTCCCTTGCAGGGGCCCGCCAAGGGTTCGACGGAACCAAGTCCGCTCTCTGGTGGGAGCAAGCCCGAATCATTGCAGCCACCCGACCACGCTTCGTTGTGCTCGAGAACGTCGCCGCCATTCTTTCCGACAGCCAGCCCGTTGTGCCACCTCGGGCCGACTGGCTGGGAGACGCGCCAGCAGAGCCTTTTCTCGGAGCATTCAGCGCCGTTCTCTGGACGTTGGCCGCGCTCGGGTACGATGCAACGTGGGATTGTGTGCCCGCTGGAGCCCTCGGCGCCCCTCACAGGCGCGACCGGTGGTTTCTGGTGGCCTACTCCGCAGGGGCGGGATCACAGGGACAGGTCCCCCACCACCAAGATGCACGGACAGCACTCGGTCAGCCTGCCGATCGCTGCCTATCGGTCCGTCTGGCCGACGCCAGCCGCTCGGGATTGGAAGGACACCGCGCCAAGCCAGGGACAAGAGGAACGCCACGCGCCCAACCTGCCCCAAGCGGCATATGGCGGCGTGCCATCGACCGCGCAAGAGCGGAAGCGCCTTGGACGTATCTCCCCAGAGTGGGTGGAGCTGCTGATGGGCTTCCCGGTGGGATGGACGCAACCAAATACCGCCCTGTCCAGCCCTGGGAGCAAGGCGAGCTCCGCACCAAGCCCCACCAAGCCCACTGGAAGCAGCGACTAAGAGGGCTGGGCAACGCCGTCGTGCCGCTGGCTGGTATGGTGCCGGGGCTGGTGGTCCGCGAGTTGATGGGCTCCTGACGCAAAGACCCCCGGAGCCAGGGAAGGGAGACTCCGGGGGTCAGGGCGTCTTGCTGTGTCTGTCGCCGCTACCTTCCGCCAAGCGCTTGGGTAAGAAGGCAGGTAAGCCACTCTCCAGTTCAACTGACAGAACGGACTCGAACCGCTACCTGTGGCGCGCAAGCCCCACCGCTCTCCCAATTGAGCTACTGCTACACCCAACCTAACACGCTACCGACTGCGGCTGCCAAGTGGTTCGCGCACTTCGTTCGGCTACAGCAGCGCCATTTTCTGACAGCCGGCCTTGTGGTTGGCTCGCTGGGCTGCCGTGCGGTTGTTCAGCCACACCTTGACCGGGGCTGGGTGGGCGTTGACCCACTGCGTCTCGGTGTTGTCGGCTGCGGCGATGGCTACCTGGACTTGGGCCAGGTTCATCGGGGGGGAGAACTCATGCGAGGCGGGGGTCTTGCGGCTGCTGGCGTAGATCCAACCACCTACACCGCTCGCGGCGTTCACGTCCCAGAACGGGCTTCCTTCGTTGTCGTCAATGGTGCCCACTGGGCCTCCTACTGGTCTTTGGGAATGGTGCGCTGGCTGCGTTGCCTGCGGCGCTCTTGGGATTTCTCCCATGCCGCCCGCTCTTCGGGGCTAAGCTCCGCAAGCAGCGCGGCCGTCAGCACCTCACCCGCTCGCAGTGTCTGCTGTATGGCTTGGAGCGCTTCGGCTACTGGGTCACGGACTGGCGCGGCCATCACGACGGCACCATGTTGAAGCCTGCCAACGTGGGGCCAAGTACACCGAGCACAAACGGGCCGGTGACAAGCAGCGCAAGCAAGGCACCGACGATGAACCCAGCCAGCAGCTTCTTGTCACTGACGAGGGTGATGGTCTCGGACCACAACTCGCCACGTGCTTTCAACTGCGCAGTGTGTGCGCTGATGGTTTCGCCATGAGACTTAAGCTGCTCCATCATCACCGCCTGTGTAGCGGCCATAGCCTGGAAGCCCGCCCCCATTGCGGCGTTACTCTCTGCAGTCTTCTCGGCAAGGTCGAGCTGCCGTGCGAGTTGGGCGTCCAGGTCCACCGCTCAATCTCTCTTGGCAGCGCGGGCCACCTTGACGCGCTCACGACGGGCACGCAGGGCGGGCCCAATCTTGGATAGGCTCTCGCGGAGCTCAGCGCGCTCCTCTTGGGTGTCGATGGCGCCGATCGCTTGGTGGACGGCTACGGTGATCAGCGCGTCGGTGATGGCTTCCAAGGGGCCGGAGAAGGCCAGCATGGCATCCAGCACCTTGATCAACTTGGCCTCTGCCTTGGCCCATGCCGCAGCCTCGTCCAGGCCGGGCTCGGACTCCATCACGTCCTCAAGCTGGGTCGCGTAGAGGGTGCGCACGAAGTCGGCGCTCAGTAGGTTCAGCACGGGGTCCTCCTCAGGATTCGCAGGTAAGCAGGGGCTCGATGACGAGCAGGTCCCAGCGGTCGGCGCCGTGGGCGCGCACCACGTCAAGCAGGGCGTCCACGTCGTCTTGCTCCGGCATGGTGGGGCAGCCCGCAGAGCTCCCCCGGTAGTCGTGGAGGTTGACGCATTGTGCGTTGTCCCACACCTTGCTTGAACGCGTCCACTCCGGCACCCCGTCCCCGTCGTCGTCGCGGTGCACGGCAATACGGGCCACCTGACGCAAGCAAGGGCGCTGGTTGCCGTACTTGCCTGGGCTGTGAAAGCCCGTGGTCCAGCACCGGCGGTTCAGCACGCCGGGGGTGAGGATGGCCACGCCGTCTTTGTGGCGGCTGCCCTTGCGGAGCTCGGACTCGGTGGGGACGGTGCGACAGGGCCACATCCTCCACTTGCCCTCGACGGTGCGCACGCACGCCCAAGAGCTGAAGAAGGTGGGACGGTACACGTCGCGGACCAGCACCACCGTGGTGGGCGCCAGCTCTCCGCCGAAGCCCGCATCCACGATGAGCCCGTCAAGCTCTGCTGGGGTGGGCTGCCTCATGAGGTCGCCAGCTTTTCGACCACCAAGCGGTCAAGGTCGAAGGTGGGGCCGCCGCTGATGGAGCTCGCCACGCAGCCGATCAGCAAGCGCGCCGACGTGCTCCAGATGGCGCTCACGTTGGGCCTCTGCTCATGCGCCATGGGCTGGCTACCCGTCAGCGCCGTCAAGGTGCCGCCGTAGCTTGGCGCCGTGTAGAAAGTCGCCCCACCGCCAAGTTGCAGCTCCATGACCAGAAAGACATCCGAGTCTCCCAGGGTGCCGCTGGCCTCGGTGGTGCCGTACCACTTGAGATTCGACTTGTTGGCGGCGCCGCTGTAGCCCTTGAACGCGGCCAGCGCGTAGTCGTTGGGGCCGATGCCGATCTTCGCGGCGTTCTCCACCGCCAGCGTCAACCATTGGAAGTTGGCCGACGCGCTCACCGTTGAGCCCAGCCACACCCGCAGCGTGTCGCCCATGACCACCCCGGGGACGAGGTCGCTCCAGGCGATGCCGATGAGAGGGCAAGTACGCGAGGACTGGTTGAGGTTGACGGTGGTGTCTGGCTCGATGCGGAGCACGCCAGAGGCCACCGCTGGCCCCGCGTTGGCGTCGTTGGCACTGTTCTCCACGTCGAAGGTCAGCCCGCCCAAGGTCAGTGTGTTGGCGCTGGGGCTCTGGTCAGCCTCGGTGGAGAAGTCCACATCGAGGACGGGGGCAAAGCCGGGCGCTACCCCGCTGCTGCTTGGGCTCAGGGATTTCAAAGCGCCTCCACTCGGGCGCGGCTGCCCGTCTCTGCTGTTAGATTGCCACTGCTGCTCAGGTTCTGGATCTGTAGCCAGACGTAGTCGCCCTTATCCAGCGTCACGACGGGCGCGAGCATGTCCACGTAGGAGACATCACGGAGACCCAGGAGCCGCGTGATCTGCGCGGTCTGGTTGGAGTTGGGCACCACCGCCGAGGTGGCCGTCGAGTCCTGGTAGCGCATCCAGCGGAGCTCGATCTGGTCGTTGGCTGGCCCCACGATGAACACGTCACCCGCCGTGTCACCCACGAACATCGTATAGCCGTCTGCTGACGAGGTGATGTGGCTGACGTTCATGCCCAGGCCACGGATTTGAATCCCCGTGCTTGGGACCGTGATGGGGGTAGAGCCCATGTCGATCACGCCGTCGATCTCATACAGCTTGCTGCTGTCGATGGTCCCACCGAGGACAGCTTGCGCGTTGGCTGCCGTCACCGTGATCACGCTGGCGAGGCCCTTTGGAGAGCCTCCGATCATTGAGGCACCGGGTGGGGCACCACGTAGTAGACCACAGACACTCCGGGGCTGCTGACGTACACCTTGCCCCCCGTGTAGCTCTCACCCAGCCACGCGTCGGCGGGCATGGGCTTGTGCGGGTCCGCGTCCACCAGTGTGTCGGAGGTCGTCTTGGCGCCGCTGCTGGGGTGTCCGACCCGAGCGGCAGACCCCACAAAGAAGTAGGTCAGGTATCGGGTGCCACTGGGGAAAGGCCCGATCACGTCCACCTCGTCCACCGTACTGGAGGTGGTCCCCTGGTATGGCTGCTGCATCGCGAAGCCGCTGAGATCTGCTGCCGTTCCGGCCATTGGTCACTCCCGTGTACCTCTCAAGTAGGCACGTCTCCGCGCCGATCGGCTATGTTGACCCCCAACGGAGAACGACCCATGCTGATCCTTGCCCTGCTGCTGGCCTGTGCTGCCCCCTCTCAGGACACGGGCTTTGGTGTCGATACGGGCGATGCGCCCCCCATGTGCTGCATCCTCCGGTGTGGCGCCTCGGCTGACATCGTGGTGGACTCGGAGGATGAATGCCCGGCCTTTGCCGAGTCCCTTTGCACCACCGAGCCGCGCTACTCCTTCGAGTCCTGCTAAACGACTGGCGCGTCGGGCAACTCCATGAGAACCAGCGTCACCGATGGTGAGGCCACTGACCAGTCCACCGACACCGACAACACCAAGTAGGGCCGGGCGTTGATGGCCGTGCTCCCGTCATACAGCCGGCCACGGAAGTAGGCTGTGGTCACGTCCACATCATCGCCCGCGCAAAGCTGCGCCAAGCGCCACCCGGCACAGTTGAGCGTCAGGATGCTCCCCACCGACTGCAGGTAGTACCGGATGCGCAGGTTGACGCCGGTCGCCGCATTGGTCGTGTTGGTCCAGAGGTGCGGGAAGTCCAAGACCCGCTCGTCGTTGTAGGGCAGGGTGTCCGCGCTGCCGGTGGACGCGGTGACCACCGAGGCGCCGCTGGCGTCATTGAAGCGGAGCAGGCGGCTTGGGATCAGGGCGGGATCGAACGCATCCAGGGAGAAGCTGTTGATGTCCTCGTCGGTGATGGTCACGCCAGTCCGTACTGGCGCCCGGCCTGGGGTGTGGGGAGCGCGTAGCGTCAGCTTGCCCTGTCGCAGACTCCAGGTGATGCCGTGAGGCGCAAGCCACGCCTGCATCCAGGCAAGCGGGTTCTGCTCCTGCTGCGCTGCCAGCACCTCCACTTCGTAGGTGCCCGAGGATGCGGTGGCGTTCGTCTTCTCCAGGCTGGCGTCGGATGTGTCGAAGCACTCGCCGGGCAGGTTCAACCCCCACGGGCCGGGCAAGGTGTCGTGAAAGGTAGATGCACCGCCGCCCGTGGATTGCGCGAAGCGCTGAGCCACGTCGATTGGATGCCCGAAGGAGAAGGGGACCTGATAGACGGGCGAACCGCTGGCGGCTGCTGTCCGCGTGGTGCCGTAGAGATCGGTGGTACCAATGCCGGTGAAGCGGGTTGGGCCCGTGCCCGTACCGGTGGCCTTGAGGTAGAACGCGCTGCTACTGATGGTTCCTGGGGTGCCGCCGGGATCGACCAACAGGAGGCGAACGCCTGGGTTTGCGGTGTCCTCCTCAAAGCCTGTGGTGCTCGCCACCGGCAAGATGACGTTGCCCACGCTGTAGGAGGCGGTTGTGGTGGTCTGCCGGCGCGTGGCGGGGTCGTCGATGTCGTTGAACAAGGCCAAGCTGTTGGTCAGGTGGGTCTGCCGGCTGCCAAAGCTGGACATGATCGAGCGCAGCGTCATGACCATCCCACGCTGTGAGCTCGACGTGCGCACCCCGTACAGGACCCCCAACGCGATGGGCTCCAGATCTGCCTCGGCGCTGGTGTGCGGACCAGCAAGGATCTGGAAGATCTGGCCACGGCGAAGGTTGGAGAGCCACTGCCCCGCGCTGCTGTCCGGTGCCACGGCCAGGATGACTTGCCACTCTCCACCCGAGCAGACCATGCGCGAGACGTCCAAGCGCTCGGGTGACGTCTGCCGGATTCCTTGTGCCGCGATGATGGGATTCCCGCTCATGTCCGCGTGAGAATCGATCTTGGTGTAGGTGCTCGGGAGTAGCCAGGAGCTCCCACCAAAGGGCACGTCCAGCCCGCGCACAGCGAAGCGTGGCAGGTAGGGGGCCTGCAGCCACGTCTTGAAGGCGCCGGTCCAGCTCATCGGAGCGTCCCCGGAACCCGGAGGTTGTTGGTCTGCTGGCTCCGCATGTCTTCGGCCCTGCGCGGGGGCGGCATGTCACCGGTGCCCTGCACTCCCTCGCCTGGAGAGTCGAAGCTGTTGATGGCCACGTCCCGGTCACTGCGCAGGGTGACCGCAGCGCTCCAGACCATCTGGCGGTCAGAGGTGATCATGGGGGACCGCCCGGCCACGGGCCAGCGCAATACGGGGTGGTAGTTGGTCCAGCGGACCAGCGTGGTACCGCTGTGGTCGTACACCACCGGGTTGACCAGCGTGATGGTGCAGGTGGGGCCGGCTGCGGTGAACGTCGCCACCTCGCACCACTCCCGCGCCCCCACGGGTAGGCGCGACTCCAGGCAGATCCAATCCCCCGGCGCCAAGGTGGCGCTGGCGTTGTGCCAAGTCCGGAGCCCAGTGGTGATCGTCGTGTCGCCGCGCGATGGGGCGGGGTTGGCATAGGCCGCGAAGGCCTTGTCCGCGTCAGCAGAGAAGCCGCACAAGCCCCCGATCTCCATGTGGTGCTGGAAGGTCAGGATGCGCCGGGCCAGCCGCTCGGAGCCGAACCGGTCGCAGGTGATGCTTGCGGCCAGCGTGGTCCCGCGTGCGCTGTGGGCACTCAGTCCGGAGATCGCCTCAACGTCTCCCGCATCCCGGCTGGGCAGGTCCCGCCACTGCGTGATCCATCCATCGCTCGAGAAGTCGATGGTCTCAACGGTGCCGCCGCTCACAGGCGTATACCAGATCTTCGGGTTGCCCATCAGCGCGCTCCAAGTTGCAGGTTCAGGCCCCGGCTACCAAGGCGGCTGCTGAGGTCGCTGGCGAACCGGTCCAGGTTCTCGGCGATGACACCCGAGACGTTGATGATGGTCTGACCCGCCACGCCGGAGCCCAAGCCATCGCCGCCGAGTGCGCTCGAAAGCCCGGACTGGACGCCGCCGTCCAAGCCGAGCAACTGGCGGCCCTGGCCGAGTAGTACATCGTTGCCGGACTCCAGCAGGGCCAAGTTGGCCTCCACGCGGGCGCGGGCGATCTCGGGGCTGGCCTCGATCAGGGCGCGGGTGAAGGCCACTGCGAACTCTGGCGCCACCTCCGCCAAGGCCACCGCGAACTCCCCAACAAAGCTGGGCAGGGTCTCCTCGATGATGGCCGGCAGGACCTCCAAGCCCTTCAGGAAGTCGCCCTGAAAGTCTGCAAGGCGCTGCTCTACGCCGGCTTGCCCGATCTGTCCGATCTCCACCACCTGTGTGATCGCCTGGGAGACTCCATCGGCCACGCCCTCCAGTACGTCACCGAGGATTGGAATGGCCGCCGTGATGGCCGCTCCCACCGCTGCGCCGCTGATGGTTCCAATGACAGGCAGAACCACGCTGCCGATGGCCGCGCCTGCTGCTGCACCGATGGAGGGCGCAAGCAGATCCAGCGCACCCGCCGCAAGACTGCCCACGCCGGACACTGCCCCGCCGATCGCCCCTGCCGCGTTGCCAGTCGCCAGCCCGCCGAACACGCCAGCCGCACCGATGAAGGCGTTCGTGAGCAAGGACAGCCCGCCCAGGCTCGTGGTGATGCCCCGTGTGAACTGCTCGTCTCGCGCCTCTTGGGCTGCTGTGGCCCGCTCCAGCGCTTCGGCGGCTGCGTCGGCAGTCTGTCCCAGCAACTCCAACGGGTCGATGAAGTCCGAGATGTCCCCCAAGCCGAACGGGTCGCTCTGGTCAATGAACTTGGCACCGGACGCGCCGCTGATGAAGGCGTCACCCCCGCCGAGGGCTGGGCTTGCCCCGCTGCCACCTGCGCCGGCCAGCGCGTTGGCTGCAGACCGGGTGGCCGCGCGTGTACGGCGAACACCCAGCACAGCGTCTCCGGCAGCGGAGGCGGCGTCTCGCGCATCCCCGAACCCGCCCACACCGGCATCCACCAGCCCACCCAGCGCCGAGCGCCCCGAGGCGGCCGCGGCGGAGAAGTCCCCACGCTGCACGGCGGCCACTGTCTCTGCGATGTCCGACACCAGCGCCTTCACGGAGGCCAACCGCGCCTCCAGAAAGTTGCCGGCGAACTCTCCGAAGAAGATCACCACGTCCGTGGCTTGGTCGATCGCGCCCGTGACCCCATCCTCGCCCCCGAAGGCTTGCGCAATGCGATCCGCTGCCCCCAAGGTGGAGAGCTCAAGGTCGGCCATGGCGCGCTGGAAGTCCGCGGCCCCCGCCCCGCCGTCCTCAAAAGCTGGCCCGATGGCCTCGGCGTGCTGGACAAACACATCCAGATCGGAGTTGCCCAGGGCCTGCAGGACCTTGACTCCGCCCTCTCCGAAGGCCTGCATGGCCAGCGCGGCCCGCGTGCCCGGCTCCTCCACCTCTTGCAGCGCCGCGATGGTCTCCCGCAATACGGCGTCAGTGCTCTTGAGGTCGCCCTCTGCGTCCACGACCGAGACACCCAAGGCGTCAAAGGCCACGATGGCCTCACCGGTGCCCCGCGCCGTGTCGGCGATCCGCTTGGGGATGGGGGCAAGGGCCGCCTCCATGGCGCCCGCGCTCAGGCCTGAACCCTCGAACGCCAGTTGCAGCCCCGTGAGGGTGTCCGCCGCCACGCCTGTGCGGGTCGCGGTGTCGTTGATCCCGTTCTTGTAGTCAGCCAGCTTCTGCGTGGTTGCCAGGATGGCCGCGCCGAGCGCAAGCGCCACAGCCCCGCCGGTCTTCATTGCATCGGACAGACCGTCTTGCGCGTCCTTCGCCTCCTCCATTCCTTCAGCGGCGTCACCCGCAGAGTCTGCTACATCGTCCAGCTTGTCACTGGTCTCGTCTCGCAGGCGGAGGATGGTTTCAACGATGTTGGCCACTGCGGGCTCCTACTGGTTCAGGACCACGACCGCTTGGGCGTTGTCCTTATGGCGCTGGATCTGCATATTCTGCTCTTGGTCCGCCAGTCGAAGCGCCTCGATGGCCAGCCCCACACGGAAGGGCGACCACTCCAGCACCGTGCCGGGGTCCGTGGCATAGCGCCGGGCCACCCTATCCAGGGTCCTGAGCAGCCCCGGCTCCACCAGGAAAGGGGGCCAACTTGGCCTCCCCCTCCTTCAGGCTGGCTGCCACCACACCGCTGGCCAGGTCTGGAATGAAGGGCGCAACGTCGCGCACGTTGAGCACCACCAGATCGGAACTCTCCGTGGTCTCATCCTCTCGACTGAGCTTGCAGGGCGTCCACGTCTGACCGTCGTCGCCGGTCACCGCCACCACGCCCGCCATCGCTATGCCCTCGTTGCGCTCAGCGGCGGCTCTCGCCTTCTCCGGCCCCATTGCCCGCGCCGAGTACGCCCGAAGCTGTGCAAGCGCCTGAGAGGCCCGTGCAACGTCCGCAGCGGGGGCCTCGCCCTCTTGGTACGCCTCCAGTGCCTTCTTGGCCTCCAGCACAGCGGCGGTCAGGGCTTCGCGCTCCGGGTCGCTTCGCTTGCCAGCAGCCGCCATCAGGCCAGCCACCTGCACCTCGGCCAGATCGGCGCTGGTGATGGAGCGGACCTTAAAGGCCAGTCCCTGCGTGCGGAAGGAGACCACGCGGAACGCGGACTCCTGAATCTTTGAGAGGATGGACATCGCTGGTTCTCCGATGTTCATGGGTGGACGGCATCGCCTCAGTTGGCGGTGCCACTGGCGTTGTCGTTGATGACAGTCGCCTGGAAGGGGTAGGTGCCGGCGGGGTTCTCCCGACAGCGAGCTCGGACACGCTGGGTCACAACGCCGGGGCCCTGGATGGGGTCGGACACGTCCAAGATCAGCATGTTGCGCATCAGGAAGGTCAACTCATTGTTGCCCGTGCCAGTGAACACCAGCGAGGCGTTGGCCTCCACGCGGGCCGCGAAGTCGGTGGTGATGTTGGCGTCGTAGTCCAGCTCGAACTCGACTTCCACCGTGCGCTCGGAGGTGGGCTGCGGCTTCGCGGTGGTGCTCTCGCCCAGGCAGCGGCGCCGCTCCAGGCCGTTGGAGCCCCTCACGGTGAAGCTGCGCAGGCAGTAGGTGTTGCTGTTCCATGCCAGCTTGGCGGCGTCGAGCCCCGATACGACCTCATCCCCCGTGCCGTAGGACGGGGTAGCCGCTGCAACCCGCGGAACCTGCTCTCCCCAGCATCCCGAGGGTCAGGATCAAGAAGGGGGACCCCACGGAGATCGAAAACT